GATCAGGCCGTTGTGTTTTCATGGTGCTCCATTATCCTTTCCCCTATCCACCCGGCAACCTGCGGCACAACCGCATTACCTAAGCCTCTAAGTCTGTCCACCCGCTTGGGAACCCCATGAGCCACTCGACCCACGTCGGGTTCAGTTGTCCAGTGGGTTGTTTCGGGTCTTTTACTTTCGCGCCTAAGTAACCCCGCTTGTCCCAGTGTGTGTGGCTCTTGCTCCCCACCGGCCCTGTGTCCTTCCACTCCGAAGCTCTCGGCGTGGGCCACATCTTCACCGCCACCTCTAGTTTCAACCCAGGGTTGAAACTGCTCTCCCCTTCCTTGTATCGTTTCTGGCGTGTTTTCCAGTGTTCTGGCGTACAGTTCACAATTACCGCCGTCGGCGTGGGCCACAATGAAGATACGCTCTCGTCTATGCGGGGCATCGAAGGCGCAAGCTGGAATATTGAACGTCCAGCAGGTGTAACCTTCACCTTCCAAGTCAGATAGCACCGTGTCGATATAGGTGGACACGATTCCAGGAACGTTCTCGGCAAGGATGTATCGCGGTCTTGTCTCTCTAATAAGCCTGAGATATTCCGGCCAGAGGTTGCGGTCATCTTCTGCGCCTCTTCGCTTCCCGGCAACACTGTGAGGCTGGCACGGGAACCCTCCGGCAAGAAGGTCAACTGTTGGGAGGCATTGTGGGCATTTCTCTCCCGCACTTGCTGTGCATACGGCTTGCCCTGCTCCACTTCCGCTGCCAGATTGGGGATGGGGTGCTTCCGCGTCCCCCCCCCCGGATACCGTTTCTCGTGTGATGGGCTGTGACCACTGGCTGTTGGGGTGTGCCACAAGTCCGTGGATTTCGCGCACATCTTCATACCTCCGTGTATTCGGCCAGTGCTTTTCTAGTATCTTGACGCAATAGGGGTCGTTCTCCACCTGCCACGCGCATTCCATCCCTGCGCGCTCCAACCCCAGATCGATGCCGCCTATGCCAGTGAACAACGAACCGAATCTCATCAATCATCGAGGGGTGCGCCAGCCAAGATAGGCTGTGCCAGCGCACCCGTATTCGGTTGTTGCGGGATAGTCTTACCCCACAGTGAGCGGCTGGGGGATCGAACCCCGCGGGGGCCTTCAGCACTACGCAGCAGCCCCACCGATAAAAGTAGTAAGGAGGACGCACCAAAACGCCCCCCACGCAGTTTCCGTTTGCACCAGCATCCGCTCTCAGTGGACGTGGCCGGAGTCGAACCGGCGTACAGGCGGGAGGTTTTACGCCCCCGCCCGTCGATACCCGTCACGCCCATCACCGCCGCGCTATCATCCAGAAATGGAGAACGGTCAACCCAATCACCGCCTCCAGAAATATAGCTATTTCCCAGGGTGACAGTTCGGTGGTCATATCGTAGCCTCCAAGCGCGCCGCCCCGCAGTCATCACACAACCCATCCGTCAGCAGGTGCAGGGCGAAGTGATGGTCACAACCCTCGCACCGCGCGGCCTTGCATTCGGCCTCCCCTTCGTGGGCGATATAGTCGGCGTATTCAGTCATGTTAACTCCGGCTGATTGCGCTTCGCATCTAGCAACGCCTTGTTCTTCTTGTACGCGGCCCGGATGTCCTCAACGCTATCATCGTCGTTGAGGGTCGCCAGTTCCTTCAGGGGAATGCCGCCCTCGTCAACGCATTTTCGAAACAGCGCCCGGAAATGGTCGCGAGCCTCTTTTTCGGTTGGCTCGTTGGCGGGAGCATTCTTCTTGGGTTTCGGCTTGGGCTTGGCCGCCGTATTGTCCTGAGCGCCGCTGGCGGCTGCGCCGTCATCGTCCTCCGGCGCAACACCTACGATGCCCATCAGCGCATAACGTCGCCCGTAGGTTATGGCCGAACCTAGCGATTGTGGGTCGGCTTTCGTGGGACGTACTAGTAATTCGCCTCTCATCCATTCGCCGCTGGTGTGCATCAGCGTGGTGATTAGCACCGGCTCCCCGCTGGCTGTGTATGTGGTGGTCTGCGCCACCGCCAGCCCGTTCGCGGTCAACGGCTTCCGAATCGCATCCCACACCGCCGCCAAGTCAGCGTACCGGTAGTTATAACCGGCACTACTCTTGGCTACGCCCTGTAACTGTCCCTGCGTCGCTACCAGCGCCTTCGCCAATGCCGCGACACTCTCTGATTGTTGCTGCATGATGTTCCCCTTTCGTCTATGGCATCCCCCTAGGGGGCGCGCTCTCTCAAGTGGAACGCGCCCCGCACACAAAGGAGGTGCGGTGGTAGCCCACCGCGCTCTGCATAGAAGCCGTCCCTCGCTTCTACACAGAACGCGAACAACTACGCAGTTTGTCGCTCGAACAGCGGTGCGATCGCCCTTCTGTTTCGTCGGTTTCTGACAAACGTGGTGTCGCCCAGCGCCCGCTCTACCTCTTCTATCTCAGGCCCATGAACCTTTGTGCTAGTGCCGCCAACGAACCGCACCTCCATATACGGCCTGCCAGCGGAATCGACGTCCCGATAGGCTATACGCGTGACGTTATCTAGATTTATGTGCTGACATCCGATTTCAACGAACATTATTCTGTCTCCTTTGTGATGTCCCCGCCGTTCGCGTTCGCGATTGCGAGGTACTGCTTCAGCGCCTGCCGGATCAGCGCGGCGGTACTACGATCCTCCCGCCGCGCCTGTTCTTGCAGTCGTGCATATAAGTCTGGTTCCACTTGAGCTCCAACTAGTCGCGTCTTATTTATATCCCTCGTCATTTTCGCCTCCTCAATTCTGCGCTATGGTATAGCGAGTCAACGCCTCGCTGCACTTACCGCCCGCGACGGCAAGGCACTCGCCAAACTCTCGCAGTAGTTCGTCCGGCGCGCCGTCCAACAACGCGCCATCGCTGTGGTATACAGCAACTATTTTCAAGAACTCCTCTGCTGCCCTCAGTGCGTCCGCCATCTGTTCGGTGGTGTTCATGTCGTTTTCCCTTTGTGTGTGCGTGTCTTCCATGTACACATTATAACACAATATAACAGAATATGCAAATGACATAAAAACAAAGCGCCCGGCGGATGGCCGGGCGCTCACGAAAGGGAGATCGCGCAAGGGGGCTTGCGCGAGGTTATTCTACCACATTAGTCGGTTGCAATAGCTTGGTATTTCGCTCGATTCGAGCTGTCGGCGTATAAGCGGAGCCAGAAACCCCCCAGCGCAGACGTTCCCATACCCCTCCGCTGTGACCAACTGTTACCGTCTAGGTTGTCCTGAACATAACATCCCAGCTGTAAATGAAGTGCGTCGTTATCGGTCACCATTCTGCCGTGGGTCGTGATAGTCTCTCTTGGGATGTACATTTGAAACCTCTGATTAATATGACCACGCACCTGGATATCCGCATTGGGGTACATCACGGAAAATCTGTTAGTGGCTATTGCGCCCCTCGTAACAGGCGAATTGCTGCCAGTGCCATGATGCCATTTCAGATTGTGCCCTGACCGTTTGCCGCCGCTTACGTGTTGGTATTTGAATTGTAACCAACCACTATATGGCGCTACCACGGGCATAAAACCAGTTGCGGCCTTCAACATCGTAGCAACCATCGTGAGCGCATCTACCTCGTGCCGTCTGCGGTATTCGTACTCATGATTACCCATAGTCATAAGCAGGATGTGCGATGCGTAAGGCGCCAGAAACGCCGCTGCGTCGGCGCATACGTTGCCTAAATAATCGTCATCTATTGCATATTTAGGATTGATTTCGGACTTACTGGCACGTGGGTCGTTTTGGCCCTGCATTAAATCAAGTAAATCCCCAAAGATACAAATGGGCGCGTTGTATTCTAGCGCCTGCTCTAAATGGCTTTTCAGTAGCTTGTGATTTGAGTGCAGGGCATCGAAATGAATGTCCGACACCATTAAAAAGCGTTGCTCCCATTTGGATGTATATTGAAGCCGTAATTTATAACAGCCGGGCGAAGGCCCCTTCTCAAGTTGCCATAATTTCTCTGGCATATATAGCCTTATCCCTGCAGCATCTTGACAATACTCGCGACGCTGGCAAGAGCTATGGGCATCAGCAGCTTCTTGATCCAGCTGATCTCAGTCCGCAATTCAGCCACAGATGTTCGGAGAAGATAATATGACCGCGACAGCTCGGTATAGTCATCGTTGAGCACCTTGATAGATGCTCTAATAGATGCGAGCGCGCGGTCTGACATTATCCACGCGCCCCCACGATACGCGCCATATCCTGCGTCCAGGTTTCGTCGTCGAAGCCGGAACTGGCTGTGGCTATAAAGCTGAAGGCCGCCATCACCCCCTGTAACGATGCCCAATATTTCACGTATTGTGCCGCTTTCTCGTTCTTGGATACAGCAGCAAGCGGGCTGGGGTTGCTGAACTCTGTGATCAACAACGGGACGCCACGGTGCGGGATATGCTTGTATGATTGGCCGCCGTCTGGCGTCCACATTGCGGCCTCCGTCTGCCAGTAGCAGTGCGCCCCAATCCAATCAGCTGCCTGCATCGCCTCCTGGCTCTCCGTCATGAACGCGTCCGCTGCCGCCCGCACTCCCTCAATTGCCACGCCGGGCGATAGGCCCGGATAGCCCCATAACGCTGATGGACAATCGCCCCTCAGCGCATCACGTACCGCCAACCACCAGCGAGCGAACTCTGCGCCATCCTGCCAACTGGTTGTCCAGCCCTCAGCGACGAGATTTGGCTCATTGTGAACCTCGAAATAACGCACGCCTTCCCGATACCATCGGCGCACGTCCTGGCCGCACTGGTCAACGAACTCGCTGGCGGTGGGACACTCGGCCGTCACCTTGCCCATCAGGCGCACGCAAAACATCATGTCGGGGTTAATGCGCTTCAACACACCGACGGACTCCGCACTTTCGTTGCTGAGGGATTTGTACGCCTCGATGCGACCAGCCGTCACCATCTCGATTATTGGCGGGAGCACTGGGTTCCCCCACGCGCCGTCTGCCGAGGCGTGCAGACCTACAAGCGCCTTTATATCGCTCACAGGCGGCTCTGGTGCAACGGGAGGCGCTGGGGCCATATCACCCACCACATCAACGCCTGGATAGTGCTCTGCGAACCATTCTGGCATTCCGGGTGGGTGGTTGCCGGCGAGGATCACTTGTCGCTCCGCTAGGTCGCCAATTCCAGCATCGTCGGCACTAAAGCCGCAGGTCTGCCGCAGTGTATAGGCGGCCTCAGCCGCCTGCATCCATGTCTCCATATTGGCACCGTGATTCACCAATCTGTAGGTTCTGGCGTACTCCACCCTAGGCGCTCCGCGTGTCACCGAATCCACCTCCATAAGGATTGCCTCTGCTTCCCTGCGGCGAACCAGCGCGTCCAATCTCTGACCGCCCGCATAGCAGTATTGACGCAGAGCATCCGCGGCCTCCTCGAACCTAGTCTGATTAAACAGAGCAATAACAGGCTCGATCCCAGCCGCGCCCAGATTGAACGTCGCTGATAGTAAGGCTGTCTGTTGCGCTGGCGTTGGAGCCACCGTGAGGCGGCTGGAGAGGGCTGCCGCGTAGCCGTCCAGAGAGGCACGGAACCTGCGCTCCGCTTCTGGCTCGGTGATCTCTTCCCCCTCCGCGCTCCGGGTGCCATACCCAATGCTCCACTGGTGATAGTCATAATACGCCGCCAAGATCGGCGGGCCGTTAGTTTCCCATCGCTTGATAAACGCCAGGGTTTCATCACTAACCCTCACTCATCTACCCGTGCGCTACTGTAGTCCCAGATTGTTGACTCATTCAGGTAAATTGGGCCAAGTTATCGATGATGGATCATTGGCGTTGTTTTGGGGGACGTCTCGTAACGATTGTCGATATGATGCCCAGGCGCTTTGTTTGGCCTCATTCAGTGGCGAATCGTTGCCTGTTGTCCAATCACTGTCGCGCAAAAGTTCGTCACGCTTCTCGCGAACGCCAGCCCACAATGTACCACTCTCCGCGTCTGCCCGCCATTTCTCAATGGTGGCGGCGGTTGGTTTCGATATACTGTCATCGTGCCAAATAAGCCCCCGGGCTTCGTCGCCGTTCGGCATGGTGTGGGGCTTCACCTGCACGCCATCCCCGTGATAAACGAATTTCGCGGAGGGGTGCTTGTACAGAATAATATCCAGAATTTTCAAACTCATAGTTAGTCCCCTATATGTCTAGTATTCCAACTCAATCAGACTAATCGTGCTGTTTGCCGTTCCGCCTACCCACTGAACGTATGCGGTTGAACTGTCACTATAGCTCGCGACCTGCGTTTTGTACGTATGGGATGCGGCACTATTGGGAGAATCTAGATACACCACACCACAACCCCCTATGCCGTTGTTAGATGTACCACCCGTGTACCCACCGCGCGCCTCAAACACACAGATGCTGCTGGTGGCTCTCAAAAGCTGCAAATTGACGCCTGTATCCGAGCCGCCCTTTCCGCACCCGCGTTGATGTACCACTACCAGCACCTTATTCCCAGAGTCTGCCGTAGTAATAGATGCGGTCAGGCCGGTATCCTCGTATGTGTCACTCGTTGAAGCCACCTGCGTGGAATGCGTAGCATTGACAACCTGCAGAACTTTCCCACCAGCGGCTGCCACTACGGCTGTGCCGTCAGCCTTCGTATAGTTGACGCACGTTACGACATTGGCGGCGGTGGAGTAAAATTCGCCAACGTCACTAGCCGCCGTTGTGATGTTAGCCCCGCCCGGCAAATCTATAGTGCCAGCGCCGTGCGTTATCGTCAGAACACCGGCGAACTCTAGAAAGAAATGCCTGTCTGCAGCCACAGTCATGGCGCTGAAATTGGTCGTGCCGGTGACACTGAAATAATCCCCGTCTGTATCAATTACCGTTGGGGATGCGCTGGCAATATCGCCGCCCTTCTGCATCTGGATATAGTTGCCATTCGCATCAAGGAACCCGCCCAGCTGCGGGGTTGTGTCGGCAACGAGACTCGTAAGCGCCGTCACCCACGCAGGGGCGGTCGCCCCGCTGTTCATCTGGAGGAATTTGTCACCACCCCCAGAGGACGCGAGCCGTGCCAGTGTGTTGTCTGCTGTGGCATAGACGACATCTCCGGCAGTCGTCACCACGCCCGGCGCGGTCAGGTCGATATTCCCGGCAGCTCCAAGATAATCATTCCAAATAGTTGCCGAAATTAGTTGACCAGTACTGTAGTTTACGCCATCCGTCCAAGCCATAGTTAAATACCTCCGTCTATTTTATCCACGGTTTGTTCACGTTCTCAGCCTTCAGGGTAGTCACCGTGTCACCATCCTGCGGTCTGTAGTTGCGTAAGCCCGGATGCGGCCTCGCTGTCAATAGTTCCTCAATGATGAGCCGGTTCTTCTGGCTCGGAAACTTCACTTTGCGGAGCTTATGCCCCACGCTAAAATTCACGCACTCGTCACACAAAAAGAAGGTATCCGGCTCCTCATACGTAACCACCATACTACCGCCGCACGGTGGTTCGGTATCCAGGTCGCACTTCGCCACCCAATCGCCCCGGCTGACATACGCCACAATCGGCGGTGCATCCTCATCGACCTCCCAGTCTATATCATGTGCCCAGCGCGCCGTTATTATACTCTGCAGCCATGCGCGATAACCGCCCCCGTTTAGAACTGATGCCTGCTGATGTGCTGCTACGATCCGCATATATCGCCTCCTAAAGTGGCCCCAGTTTGGTATTATCACCCAGCGTATTTGTGCCTAGTACCCAATAATTCGTGGCGCTGGCTGATTCCAACCCCCAAAGGACGCTGTAATCGCTGGCTTCGATCGCGTGGGTTTCGCTCAATAAAAAGTATGGCTGCGAGCTGAGGCCGGTCTGCGTTTCAGTGACGACCACTCTGGCGAATATGCTATGGGTAAGCGCCGCAGTCAGCAGAGCTGCCGTGGTTTGCGGCTTAAATGAAAGTGACTTCACGCGTCCTCTGGGGTCTTTGCGCTCCAGTAAAATGAACTCCCCAATCGCGTCCGCTGTGGTCGTGCTGTCGGCTGCGTACTCCCACGTCAATTGCCGCTTGCCGTATGTGGCAATACTGGTGTCGTCTGATTGCGTCTGTTCCACCACGGCAAATTCGTCCAGTTTGGTTCCGCGCAATTGCCCGAACGTGATATAACCTGCGCTCGCATTGGCGTTCGTGTACGTCACTGTTACCCGTGTTGCGAAGCTGGTAGCGCTGGGAATGCTCGCAGTCACACTCGTGGTTATATTGGTGCCAGTGCCGTCGCTGGCCGTGTTCACGAGAAAGTCAGTCGTCTGCACGGGCGAAATGGGCGACTTCACGGCGAGACTCACACCGCTGTCCTGGCTTTCTACAACGTATGTCAGGTCAACCGTACCGCCACCGCCAGCAATGGAAACGGGGTTTTGTAGTCCTGCCACCACCTGCGCGGCTGTCTCGCGCCGCGTGCGTGCCTTCACGGAAACCATATTCGCCATGTCTTGCGGGTCGCCGTACTCGTAGGCCATGTCTGAAAATGAATTAGACAGCGTCACGTCGGTGGTTTTCTTTTTGATCAGATTGTGACGATTGATTCCATGCAACGAACCGTCTCGCGCCTGCCAGCAGCGCCCATACTCTCTCCCCACGGTGTCCTGAAACGCCCCGAAAATGGACGTGCTACCTGAAAAATTGTCTCCGGCGAAGAGGAACTCGCTGATACCGGCCTCAAAATTGCTAAACGTGGATGTCGCTCCCAACTCCGTATTTTGCCCAAGCTCTGATTGTCCCGTCACGCCGAGAAACCACGCGCTTGTCCCCGGAGGATAGACTCGCGCAGTTTCCAAGATTTTATCTAAAACCGCGTCGTAGGTGGTGTCCTCCTGTACGGCAATCGACACTTCCGACAACTGTGCGCGGCTCATCCACGCCTGAGCCTCTATGGTGCATTCGTCGGGCGACACTCCGGCTGTGGGTTGGATACTGCCGACCCATCCAATGAAATTTATTCTTACGGTGCTGTCGGCAGGGTCTGTGGACTGGAGCCGGATGACCAGCCCCGGCTCAAGGTTGCCATAGTACGCCCCGCTGGTGTACTCCGGGCTAAACCGCTGATCTGAATTATTGAGCACCACCGACAGCGTCGACTCGCGGGCGATCGGTTCGTATGGACTAGCGAACCCGATACTCCACGTCGCCGTCTTCATGTAGCTGGATATATCGGTGAATGTTCCGGCGCTTACGATGCCGTCTATTGCTAGAGTCCACGCAGGCGTTGGCATATCACATTACCTTCGCGAAGGCCCGCCCGCGTTGGCGCGCTACGCGCGTGACTGCATCGAATAGCTGGCTGTCCGTCTGCACGCCCGTTAGATATAAGTTATTTATAACCATGCCGCCGCCGTTGCCTCTTCCGGCTGGTGTAACCTGCACATGCTCGCCGCTGGTCGCACCTATCAAGAACGAGTCATTTGGGAAACCGCCCGGAACGACACCAGAAAGGCCGTGCGCCCCTTGCGCGTGTGCATATTCTTGGTCTTTGATAGCTGCGTCTATTACGCTCTCGTCAAAGCCTGCCGCAAGCCCTGTTCCCGCTCCGCTCATCATGAACTCTTTCACCCAGCCGGACATATCGCCGCCGCTCTCCCAAACGCCGGAATGCTGAGCCGCTATTTGTCCTAGCACCTCCTTGGCGTGTTTCTCTTGGTCGCGTCCCGCCGCGCTGACCTGCCAGCCTTGCTCCTCCGCGAATCTTTCGGCGCCACCAGGCCCTTCATACTCTCCCGGTGGAGCACCACCGGGCATGCCCGGCATTACCGTCCCCAATTTGGATAATTCTAGCCATGACCGTTTCGCGGCTTGTGTCATGTGGTCTAGGGCTGATATACTGGATGTTGTAACCCTTCGCTGCTCGCGCAATATGTCATTCATTCCCAATAACGTGAAGCGCAACTTAGCAATTTCGTCTGCGGTGAAACCGCTCGCGTCCCCCTGCTCTTCGAACGCCTCTGTCGCTGCCCTTATCTGTTTCTCCAGCGCAATCGTATCTGCTGTGGCGCCGCCTGTCATAATCCGGTATAGGTCAGTTATTTCGTTGGCGCGCTCCGTCGCTAATCTGTTCGCTTCTTTGGCGGCTGTGTTGTCTATAAGCGTCCCGGTGTTGCCTGTTAGCCCGTCCGTCAATTCCGTCAACCTGTTCTTGGACGCTATCCACGCTTCCCTTAATTTATCGTCTACGAATCTGGCGCTTTCCACTTGTATAGTTAGTCTCGCAAGCTCCGCCTGTTCGTCGATAATCTCTTGGGTCAACTCTCCCGCCGCTAATGCCGCGAGGTCGTTCATCTTAGCCCACTCTGATGCAACGGTAGCAGCTGACAATTCGGCGGCCCCCACATCGACAACCACCGGCAGTAGATTGCCTATCCCAATCATGGCGCGGTCGGCACTATCGGTGATTGCGTTTAGTTGTTCTTTGAAACTGACGGTGGCAATGGTGGCGCCTTCTGTTGCATCTTTTGTTGTCTTCAGCGCATCCTTATATTCGTCTAGTTTTCGGTTCGCTTCAACGATTCGAAGTATCAGCGCCGCTGTTTCGTCCTTGCTCCGTGTTGTCGCTGTGGCTTCGTCACGTAACTCTTGTGTTAGTAGCCTTAAACGGCCTTCCTGATTAAGGATTTCTTGACTTGTTTCACCCATTGCGACGGACAATTCTGTTTCTGCTTGAGACAGCCTATGCGCGGCACCACTCCCATCCTTTACTACTCTGGTGTGATTTTCAATTTGTCCTGTCGCTGTCGAAGTCGCGCCGCCAGCCGCAGCGACCATTGCCGCTACCTCTTGGAAGCTCTTCCCGAGTTCAGACGCCTTGATACCCAATGACCCGGCAGCCTGTCCTGTGCGACTCATTGATTCTGCCATTGCCAAATGTTCGCGCGCAAGCCTTCCGGCACCGTCTGCCAAGTGTTCGTAGGCCTCTGCAATGAACGGCATCAAGGCTGCGTGCTCGTTTGATTGAATCAATAGTTCTGCTGTGGCTGCGACCATAGGTTCGATCGCGTCATGTACTACCATCTTGCCTTGGTCAGTCAGATTCTCCCACGCCGTCGTCAATTGATTATAACTATCCGTCGCGCTATCTGTTACGCCTCCAGCTTGGGCTATTAGCACACTGCCAGCCCGCAGGGTTTCATTCAGGAGCGCCTGTTTCTGTTCGTCTGCCGTCAGCTGCTCCACCGTCTTGCCCAGCGCTTCGGCGTACGCAGAATTAGCTGCACCGATGCGTATTGTTAATCCCAGGTTGTCCAAGATCATCGGTGACGCACGTTTCACGCCCGTCGCTAGACTGTTATATAAGAACGTGGTGTCACCTAATGCTGGATTGAGCGTTTGCGCGGCTTTGGCGATTTCAAGTAATTTCGGAGTGGCACCAGCTAATTCTTGCGCCAAGTCGCCCTGCGCGCCGGCGAGTAGTGTAGCAGTGCTGCTCATCAAGTCCATGTCGCTGATGGTGCCTTTGGACGCTGACCTCAATTGGTCAAGCAAAGAAGTGCTTGCACCCACCTTACGCATAAGAAACCCGAAAGATTCCCCGGTCTGCTTGATGGCTGCGCCCTGTTTACCTAAGTCGAAGGCGACCTTGGCCGTTACGCCTAACGCCGCCAACGTAGCGGTGACTCCGAGTGCTACTTTGCCCAACTGTTTCAGTCGGTCACTGGATGTCTTCGCGCGTTTCTCGAAGTCCTTAACAGACTCGCCAGCCTTCCGCACTGGGCCGCTTAACTTATCTACGCCCTGCAGTACCACCTCTAGAACATTTCTAGCCATCTTGTTCCCGCCTCATCTTTTCGATCCTCGCCACCACTTGCCACGCTCCTGGATTGCTCCTGCTCCAGTCCGTCAGCGTCGAACTTCCGCGCTGCTGCTCGCTTTTAAGTGCGTTGTAGACATTTAGAACCGCACTCATGCGGGCCAACAGTCCCATCGGCTGATCCAGTAACCCGCCCGGCTCCGGCAATGCCCCCCAACGCTCACACTGTAGCGCCAGCTCTAACTCGGCTGGCATACCGCCGACGCCCTCTGCAGCATCGGCAGCAGCCAGCATCATACTTCCGGGAGCTGGGACGCCTCCAGCAAGTGAACCGCCAGAGCCTCAGCCAGCCACCGCGCCTGCGCTGGGGTGTAGTCTAGTGGATCGACCTTCTTCTTGCCTGCGAACCACTTTCCCTTCACAGCCGCCTCCAGAATGGAGTGCCACTGTGCCGGGCCTGTGGCTCCGTTTGCTGCTTGCATTGCTTCCCAATACGGTACGGCTTGGCGCTGGGTGAGGTCTACAATCTCAACGTCAACGCCAAGCTCGTCATTCGTAAAGGTCGGCATACTACTGGGTTCCTACAGTTAGATCGCCAGTCCCCTGGAAGGAGACACTTACTGCAACAACCCCATCGTAAGGCACACCAAAATCTATCCCTGAGATTATGACGTTCCCGTTGATGGTGACAGCACCTGCGCTTGTTCCCTCTGGTCGTATCTTGATTTCACCACTGGAGCCGGGCACAAATTCACTATCGAAAAGGTCGGTAGTGTCATCGTGAAGAACTTCTATGCTTCCCGTGAAATCCTTGACTGTACTAGCGTACTGCTTGACTGTGCCAGCGGCAGCGGTTGTCTCAACAAGGTCAATAGCATGGTTCACGCTTGCACTTCTCACATGGCTAAAGGCCTGGCTGTCCAGCAATACTGCAAGATTCTTACCGGTGTAAACGGCCATCTGTTATTCTCCTGTTATTTCTTCTGATTTTGGCGCGGGCTTGTACGCCCGCTTTTTCCGCACTGTTCCCTTCGCCAGCATCTGTTCCAGAGCCTCATCGCTCAGGCCTTCAGGTGGTGGTTGCCCTGCTGGTATCACGCTCCCGTCTTCTCTTATCAGGTTGCGTGTCATTACGTACTCACTCATATATAGCCTCCTGCTATGCCAGCTCTCTGACCATTACTTCTGTAATCACCGCGTACCACCATTCACCGCTTCCGGGCGGGAACTCCGCCACCGTTCTGGTGGCCGTGGCGCTGGTGATGTCGCTGTTTGTGTATATGCCACGATTGCTCACCAGCGTCCCCAGGATTGCGTCGCTGTACCGCTGTTGGTCGGGCAGCTCATCCGATAGCCTGAACAGCCCCACGTTCTCGATCAGCGCCAGCTCCGTTACTGTATGGCTGTAATCCACATTCGTATCCACAGCGTCAAACATCATGCTGTCACTATTGCCGCCCTCGGTGGTTACACCAATAAGCCTGATGGGAACGTCCGCCGACGGCACGCTGGCCGGAATCTGGTTGATGTCCTTCGCTGTCGGCGTGACGGTTGCCCCGGCCTCGTTGGTGTAGCTAACCGACAGGTTGGTTATGGCGTCGGTGATGGCGCGCAGATTACTGGCCACTTAGAAACTCCTCAACACATACGGCGACAGCATCCGCTCCACATCTCGCGGCAACGACGAGGGCAGGATTGTCACACCCTCCACGATCAGCGGCCTGTCTGCATCCGCATTCGTGTCTCGCTGTCGATATAAGAATGCGCTCAACCGCT